GCTCTCTCGCGTCACCAAGCCCGTCACCGACTTCAAGAAAGCACTCGGCGAGCTGCGCGAGAAGAGCGGTCTCGACGACGTAATCGGAGGCTTCAAGGGCGTCGGCAGCGCGATCGGTGACCTGCTCGGCAAGGTCGCGATGATCGCCGGCGTTGTCGGCATCGCGGTCGCGGGCATCATCCACCTCGTCAACGAGTTCGACGACCTCGGCAAGAAGGCCGAGCGGCTGGGCGTCAGCGTCGACTTCCTCGCCGGAATGCGTGATGCGGCCGAGCGCACCGGCGTACCGATCGAGGCGCTCGACTCCAGCCTCGAAGCGTTCAATCAGAACCTCGGACAGGCGCGCGCGGGCACCGGCCGCATGGCCAAGTTCCTCGGGATTGTCAGCCCTGCACTGCTCACGCAGCTCAAGGCGACGAAGAACAACGCCGAGGCGTTCGACATCCTCGCCGGCGCGATGGCGAAGGTCACGGACCCGGCGAAGCGCGCGGCGCTCGCGCAGAAGACGCTCGGCGACTCCGCGCTCGCGCCGTTGTTCGCGCGCGGCCCCAAGGCCATCAAGGAGCTGCGCGAGCGCTATATCTCGCTCGCGGGCTCACAGGAAGGCGCCGTCAAAGCCTCGGAGGAGACGCACGAGGCGATGATGGACCTGAAGGACGCGACAGATGGCGTGAAGGCATCGCTTGTCGAGGGTCTCGCGCCGGCGCTCAAGATGATCATCGCTCAGATCGCGGAATGGCTTCAGGGCCACCGCGAAGACATCAAGGTCTGGGCGATGGCGCTCGGCGAGAAGCTACCCGGCGCGTTTAACACGCTCGTCGGCGTCGTGAAGGGGGCCATCGGCACCGTGCTCGAGGTTGTTGATGCCATCGGCGGCTGGAAAGGCGCGGCGATCGCGGTCGCTGCGATTCTCGCCGGGCCCCTGGTCTCGGCGATCATCACGCTGGGCATCGCGCTGCTGTCGACGCCGGTCGGATGGTTTATCGCCGCGATCGCGGGCATCGCGGTCGCCGCCGATCTGATCATCTTCCACTGGGACGCGGTCAAGGGCTTCTTTAGCGGCCTATGGGACGCGGTGAAGGCGAAGTTCGGATGGTTCGCCGACGTGGTGGCGGTCATCATGCTGCCGTTCATCGCGATCCCCGCCGAGATCATCGGGCACTGGGACGGCATCAAAGAGTTCTTCGTCGATGTTTGGGACGGAATCACGTGGCCGTTCCGGAAGGCGTGGGAGATCATCAAGGCGATCGTCGACAAGATCGTCGGCGCGGCGAAGAAAGCCCAAGAGGTCGGCCGAGCGCTGAAGAATCTCGCGTCGGGCAACTCGGCCGCCGAAAATGCGACGGCCGAAGAGAACGAGGTCGGCGACCAGCTCGCCCAGGAGATGCTCGAGCGGCAGGCCGAACACAAGCGCGAGCTCGCGGACCAGGCCGAGGCCATCGCTGCAGGCGCCGGCCAGAGCGCGAACGCGAAGATCACCGTCGACTTCGCCAATGCTCCGAAGGGCATGCGCGCGACCACCGATCCGCAGAACACCGCCGACGTCGATCTGAACGTCGGCTATCAGATGGGCATCTTCGCGCCATGACGTGGAACGACAACCTTCGCCGCGTCTCGCTCACGGTCAACGGCAAGAAGCGCAACCTCATCGGCGGCTCGTTCCGCGGCGTCGCGTTCTTCGTCGATGTCTCCGAGCTCGAAAGCGGCCGTCGCGTCGTGACGCATCAGTTCCCGTTCCGCAAGAATCCCTTCCGCGAGGATTTGGGCCAGGCGGCGCGGTCGTTTCACATCGATGGCTATGTGATCGGCGACGACTACCTCGCGCAGAAGAATGCACTGCTAACGGCCCTCGACGACACGGACGGCCCGGGGCAGCTCGTGCATCCGTACTGGGGGGTGCTGTCGGCGATCGCTGAGAAAGTCGGGGTTCGCGAGACGCGCACCGAGGGCCGCTACGCCGCATTCGCGATCGAGTTCGCGGAGACGCCCGCACAGACGCCGGTGCCGGTCACCTCGGCCGACGCGACCGGCGCCGTCTCCGATAGCGCCGATGCGGCAGCGACTGCGTCCGATGCCGAGTTCGCGCAGAAGTACAACCCGAACAACCTGCCGAGCTACGCGCTCGCGTCCGCTTCGACGGCGCTCAGCAGCGCGGCGACGGCGATGAAGAACGACCTGGGGCCGGTCATCGCCGACACGCAGGAGCTCGCCGCGCTTAACGCGCAGGCGACGCTGATCGTCGCACAAGCTTCGTCACTCGTGAGCGAGCCGTCGCTCATCATGGGGCAGCTCCGCGACGCGATCACAGCGCTGGCCAACACGGTACTCGGCGCGCCGGATAAGCTGATGGCGGCGCTGACCGCGGTGTATTCGTTCGATCCAGGGCAGCCGGTCATCGCGACGACCGCAACGCGCGTGCAAGAGCTCGCGAATCAGACGGCGCTCAGCTCGGCGCTGCGCCGGGTCTTCGCGGTCGAGGCCGCGCGGCTCGCTCCGACCGTTGTGTACGCGACGATCGAAGATGCGCTCGCGGCTCGCGACGGGGTCTCGTCGATGCTCGATGCCGAGGCCCAGGTCGCGGATGACACCGCGTACGGCGCGCTCGTCGACCTTCGCTCGCAGGTCCAGCAGGCGGTTCCCGGCACAGCGGCGTTCGCGAGCGTCGTGACCGTCACGCGCCGGGTGTCGATTCCGTCGCTGCTGCTGGCCTATCAGCTCTACGGCTCGGTCGACCTCGAGCCCGACATCCTCGCGCGCAACGACGTCATGCATCCCGGCTTCGTGCTCGGCGACTTGAAGGTGTTGAGCAATGCCGGATGACGTCGAGCTCGTCGTCGACAGCGTTCGCTATGGCGGCTGGAAGTCGATTCGGATCACGCGTTCGATCGAGGGGCTGACCGGCTCGTTTTCGCTCGACGTCAGCGACCGCTGGGGCGGCCTCGCCACGCCATGGCCGATCGTCGAGGGCGATGAATGCGTCGTTCAAATCGACGGCGAAACGGTGATCGATGGGTACGTCGACAACCGGAAGCTCGCCGGCTCGGCGACCTCGCGGTCGCTGTCGTACTCGGGTCGCGACAAAGCCGCGGACCTCGTCGACTGCTCAGTGCTCGTGCCCGATGCGAGCACGAAGGGCAATAAATGGAGCTATCGCAACATCGACATTTTGCAGTTTGCGACGCAGATCGCGAACCAGCATGGCATCAAGGTCTCGGTCCAGCCCGGCCTGACGCTCGCGAAGGACCCGCTGCTCGTCGCACATCCCGGCGAGACCGGCTTCGCCGCAATCGCGCGCGCGGCCGGTTCTGCGGGCGTGCTCGTCGTGAGCGACGGCAGCGGCGGCATCTTGATCACGCGGGCCGGAACCGGGCGCGTGACAGCGCTGGTCGAGGGCTCGAACATCAAAGAGGCCGAGATCGACTACGACGCAAAGGATCGATTCCACACGTATCTCATCTCCTCGCAGCCGCCGGGAACCGACGACGCGAACGGCGAAGCGACGCGCGTGAATGCTCAAGCCGTCGACAACGACGTGCTCCGCACGAACCGCGTCATCGTGATTCGGCCCGAGAAGGGCTACGACACCGCAGGCGCGAAGCGGCGCGCGGACTGGGAAGCGCGAATCCGCGCCGCGAAGTCGGCGACCGCGATGGTGACCGTGCAGGGTTGGCGCCAGACGCCGGGCGGCGCGCTGTGGCCGATCAACGCGATCACGCATCTGAGCGCGCCACGGTTGATCGGCGTCGATGGCGACATGTTGATCTCGCAAGTCGATTTCACCGTCGGCGACGGCGGGAAGACCACGCAGCTGCATCTCGTGCGGCCCGATGCCTTCACCCCCGAGCCGCAGACCGCGGTGGTGAGCGGCGAGGGCGCATGGAAAGAGCTCGCGAAGGGCGGACTCTGATGGCCGACAAGCAGCTGCTCGCGCAGATCGCGCACCTCCTGCGGCCGCACGCGACGCGCATCGCGAACATGGTCGCGCGCGCGGTGGTGCAGCTTGCCGACGACAGCAAGAAGCTGCAGCTGCTCCAGCTTGGCGTCCTCGCAGGAGAGACCGTGGACAACGCCGAGCACTTCCAGCCGTACGGCTTCACGAGCGTGCCGCTCGCCGGCGCGGAAGCACTCGTCGTGTTCCCCAACGGCGACCGCTCGCATCCGATCGTGATCGGGACGCCCGATCGTCAGTACCGTCCCACCGGCGGCGAAGCCGGCTCGGTCACGCTGTACCACTACAAGGGCGGCTCGGTGACGATGCTCGCGAACGGCAACATCCAGCTCACGCCCGGTCCCGGCGGCGAGGTCATCGTCAGCGCAGGCGGAACGACCGACCGGCTCGTGACGGTGAGCGAGTTCACCGGGCACACCCACGGGGCCACGACGATCATCGCGCCGGGCGGTGGCGGCGGCGGTCCGTGCACGGGCGTTACCGGGGGCGCGGCGTCGGTCCCGGGGACGCAGAAGCTGCAATCCGAGTAGCGAAACCGACCGAGCGGCCGGTTTCGCCGACGGTTGACACGTCACTCGGGTGCGTGATCCATGAGGGTGCGTGCCTTTTGCGCGCCCGTCGCTCAGCGACCTGATCGTCCGCATCAAGGGCGACCTGCGCGGCCGGCTCGAGATCGGCGGCCCGTTACTACGCCGCGCGATGGCCGACGTGCTCGCCACGGTCTGGGCCGGCGCGGTTCACCTGCTCTACGGCTACCTCGATTGGCTGTCGAAGCAGCTCTTCGCCGACCTGTCGGACATCGACCAGCTCAAACGACAGGCCGGCCTGTACGGCATCACGTTGATTCCGGCCACGTTCGCATCGGGAACCGCAACGGCGACCGGGACGAACGGCAGTCCGATTCCGACAGGGACGATCCTGCAGCTCGACGAAGCGACATCGTATGAGGTCACAGCTGACGCGGTGATCGCGTCGGGAACAGCGACGATTTCGATCAAGGCCGTGCTCGCGGGCTCGGCCGCGAACGTCCCCGCGACGACCGCACTCACGTTTCAGAGCCCGGTCGCCGGCGTCAACTCGACCGCAACCGTCATCGCCGACATCGAGAACGGCGAAGACGAAGAAACGCCGGACGAGTTCCGCGCCCGGTTCCTTCTTCGTCTGCAAGAGCCGCCCGAGGGCGGAGCGAATCAGGACTATATCGCGTGGACGCTCGGCGCTGGCGTCGGAGCTACGCGCGTGTGGGTCTACCCGAACGAGCTCGGCGCGGGCACGGTCGTCGTTCGTTTCGTCGAGGACAACAACGGCGTGTCCATCTTCCCGAGCGGTGGCGACGTGGCCACAGTGCAAGCCGCGCTCAACGCGCAGCGCCCGATCACGGCTGCAGTGACCGCCGAGGCGCCGACCGCATCGCCGACCGCATTCACGATTCACCTCGCGCCGAGCAATGGGACCACGCAGGCCGCGGTCGCCGCCGAGCTCGCTGACCTCTTCAAGCGCATCGCGCAGCCCGGTGACGGAGCCGGGCAGGGCACTGTTTTGCTGTCGCAGATCAACACCGCAATCGGCACGGCCGCGGGCATCACCGATTACACGCTCTCTGTGCCATCGGCGAACGTCGTGCCGGGGCTCGGTCAACTTCCGACCGTCGGAGCGATCACGTGGGTCTGAGCCGCTATCTCGGAGACGTGCGGTTCGCTGATGACATCGTCGCGCAGTGCGCGCGCGGCGACAGCTTCTATGCGATCCTCGGCCAGTCGAACGCCGAAGGCATCGCCGATTACTCGGGCACGTTCGAGAGCAACACGATCCCGATCTTCAACGCCGAAGATCAGGCCGAGAGTTACGAGACGCCATTCGCGGCGGTGAACCTGTCGCTGACGTACGCGACTGCGCCCGGCGGATCGTTCACGTCGGTCGCGACGCGCGCGCTGCAGCCGTACGCGTCCGCGGGCGTACAGAACATGGGCTTCGAGCTCACGCTCGGACGTTTCCTGAACAAGTATGGCCCGCTTCCGCCATACCTTGCGAAGTACGCTGTCGGCGGCAGCTCGCTCGCCGGCGATTGGCTAACCGGAAATAACTACGCGGCCGGCGCCATCGCGTTTCTTCAAGCGCGACAAGCCGAGTTCGGCGGTCGGAAGCTCGGCGGCGTGTTCTGGGATCAGGGCGAGGCGGACGCGACAGACTCGACTCAGAGCGCGAACTACGCCGCGAACCTGACCACGCTCGTCGCGATGTTCCGTGCCGCGTTCGGACCACAGCTTTCGTGGGTCTTCAAGCGGCTCTCGGTCAACGGCACGCAGACGTTCAACTCGACGGTTCGCACGCAGCAAGCGAACTACGCCGCGAGCGACGCGAACAGCGCGATGATCGATACGGACGACACACGGACCCCTGACAACCTGCATTACGACGCACGTTCGTGCCAGCTAATTGGCGATCGCTACGCGAACGCGATGCTTGCGCTGCGGCATCCCGTCTCGGTCCCGGGCACGACCTATCCGTACTTCGCGGGCGCCGATGCGCAGCGCACGCAGTTCACGACTACGCAGGACATCCGGTGGTGGGGCGGCACGCAGGCCGGCGACGTCGGAATCCTCGCGGTCGTCGGGTCGAAGCGCAACCAAGCGCCGCTCGCGCTGACGACTCCGGCGGGGTTCACGCTGATCGGCACGGCGAAGTCGACGGACAGCGGCACCGCCGACAACGCGTGGGTGTCGCTGTACTGGTGTCGCGCGGACTCCGTGACGATGGCCGCGAACAATGGCCACATGCCGGCGGTCACGATCCCGAACAGCAACCACAACAACAGCGGCAAGATCTACGTGTTCCGCAACTGCGTCGCGACGGGCGTTCCGTACGACGCGGTCGCATCGATCGCGAACAACGCATATGGCACGTCGATCACGATTCCCGGCGCGACGACGGTGCAGCCGAATCAGCTCGCCGTGATGATCGTCGGCGGCACGGTCGCGAGCACGAACACCGATAAGCTCGGCAGCCTGTCGGGCGGCTCTCCGCTTGCGAACCTCACGCTCGAGAAGTCGAGCAACGGCGACACCGCGACGACCGGCACCGGCACCGAGGGCTGGACCGTGCTGGCGATGGCGGACGGACAGCAAGCGAGCGCGGGCGCGTTCGCGAACATGTCAGCGACCTTCCCGGCCGCGACGCTCGCGCTCGCCGCGACGATCACGCTGCTCGGCACGAGCTCCGGCAGTGCGCCGAGCATGGCGGGCGTCACTCAGGACGCGACGAGCGGCCGATACTGGCCGTCGAGCTCGTCCGAATGGGCGACCGCGCTTGCCGCTGCTGGTATCACCAGCGGCGGCCCGTTCGCGCTGCACAACCTCCAAGACCTCTCGGGAAACCCGGTCGATGCGATCGGCGCATTCCCGATGACCGCGCTGAACTCCCCAGGTTACGCAGCTTCGATCTCGGGCTGGTCGCGGAAGTTCATTACGGCAGCGGACGGCAGTTCGACGAATCTCGAGACGACGTCGGCGAGCCTGCCCGACCCTGCGACGACGAGCGTCATGATGATCGCTATCGCCGACGTGACGGCGACGCCCGCCGCCGCGCGCTCGGTTGGTCGCATTGCGGCGACGACTAACTCAACGCTCGAGGCGCGCATCGGCACGACGCCGACGACGCAGGTCACCGCCGGCGCGGTCTCGACCAACGGCACGGCCAACCCAACGACCACGCCGCATCTTTGGATCCTCCAGCACAACGTCACGTTGAGCCAGCAGTTCCTATTGACCGATCAGGAGCTGATCCAGGTGCCCACGTTCGCAGCGCTCGCCGGCAAGGAAATCAGCCTCGGGAAAACCGTCGGCGCGCTCTCGGCGCCGTGCGCTTGGGGCGGCGCGGCATGGTTCTCTGGCTCGGCCGCGGAGGTCGTGCGCTCGCAGCTGCGGAAGCTTATGTCCGTCTGCAACTGGCCGCTGACAACGCTCTAGGAGACGACGACCATGCAACGCATTAGACTCGGCGAAACGACCGCGGCCCTCATCGAGATCCAGTTCACCTCGGTGCTGGCCTCGAACCTCCAAAGCCGCATCCTCGGTTCGACGCTCGCGAACAGCGGCATTACCGTCAAGATCAAGAAGGGCGGCGTCGGTGCAGCGGTCTCCGGTGGCGCGGGTTCGTTCACCACGGTCGACGACACGAATGCGCCCGGCGTGCGCGGATACTGCCCGGCGGTCGCGGAGCTCGTGCTTGGCGTCAACACGTTCGTCTTCACCGGCACGAACATGGAGCCGCGCGAAGTGCCGGTCATGGTCATCCCGGAGGACCCCTACGAGCCGGCGTACTTCGGCGCGGTCGTGTCCGGCACACTGACGACGAGCGCTTTCACAACGAACCGGACTGAGACGACGCCGAACGCGTGGGCGAACTGCCTGATCGAATGGCTGACTGGTCCGAACGTCGGCAACGTCACCAAAGTCGGCGCGTTCACCGGAAACGGCACGGTCGGCACGTTCACGCTCGCCGCCGGGCTTACGCTGCCAGCTGCTCCGACGGTCGGCAACGTGTTCAGGATCGTGACGAGGTAGCCGTGTCGCGGCTGCTGTTCTCTTCGTTCGAATCGTCCGCCGCGGCGAAGGTCCCTCCGAACGGCGTGCGCGTGACGTCGTTGCTGCGCTGCGCGACGGTGAAGGACCGGAGCGTGTCGGTGCAGTTCGTGGTGGTGAAGGATGGGTAAGACCGCAGGCATTCGACAGGGCGACCTATTGCCCGCTCTCGTTGCGCAGGCGACCACCGAGACCGGCGTCGTCGATCTGACGCAGTTCGTTGGAGGCATCACGTTCCGCATGGTCTGCGGCTCTACGGTCGTCACTGGACCGGCGACGGGC